CTTCTATCCCGAATCCTCCTCCAAGACAAGCCCCAGTGAATAAGGTATCAGAGTCAATATCATTCAAAGACCTTCCGCCAGATGGACAAGTCCAAATGGCCCAGCAAGCAGGAATCAAAATCAATCCAATTAATCAGCCAGTGCCTCCGACTGGCCCATAAAATATGCCATACGCAATCAAGGGAAAGACAGTTATTAAGAAAAAGTCAGGCAAAGTAGTGGGTCATTCTAAAAACCCCAAGAAGTATATGAGAGTATTACAGGCAGTAGAACATGGCTGGAAACCTGGTCGAGTCCGGCCCAAGGTAAGTAAATCAATGAAAACTAAAATGGGATTAAAATAAATGAGAGAAATAAACCAAAAATTAAGATTCAACACCGCAGAACTGGCTTTAACCAAGGCCCTGTTTGCTGACAATGAGGAATTACTGTTTGCTGTCCGAAAGGTAATGCTTCAGATGCCTTTAATGGTAGGTGAGCAAGCAGTCGTAAATGGACTTACCGATGAAGCATTTGAACTCATGAAGAAGTATTTTCTTCCTGAATTAGACGGTGATTCACCGATATTCCAGATGGCCGATTTAACCCTTGGATTGGGTGCAGACATAAAAGGATTAAGCCCGGACGGAGCATGGCCTTTTATAAAAGCCAAAGAATTAGAGATAGACTTTGTAGCCCAACAGTTAGAAGTCTTACGAGGCAGAGAACCCAAGACTAATGTCAGTTTAAAAGAGTTAGCAGATTTAAGCGGAGCTAAGACCACAAGAGAACAGAAGTATATCAACCTATTAGCTTGGAACTTCTTATTGAGCTTCGTGGATAGTAATATAAATCAGATGAAAGTATTAGCAGGATTAAAGACCGAATCAGTGGAACAGACAATCGAGAGACTCGCAAAAAATTCAAATAAATAACAATTAACTTGGCCCTTGGTTCATGGCCTTAAAAGGAATCCTAAACATTATGGAAGACACAAACGTCCTGGCTGAGGACTCAAATACAGCAGAGGAATCAACTGACCTTGATACAGTTGAGGAGACAGTGGAATCCACAGAATCCACAGAACTAGAGGTTGATTGGAAAGCCAAAGCCGAAAAAGCCGAAGCCGACTATCAAGCTCAAAAGGTTCGAGCCGAGAAAGCAGAAAAGGCAATCAAAACTAGGGTTGAAGTAAAACCCCAACCAAAAGCTGAAGGCCCATCTCTCAAGGATTATGTAGCACTTAAAAATGCTGACATCCATGAAGACGATGTAGATGATGTCATTGAATACGCCAAATTTAAGAAAATCAGTATCACTGATGCCCTTAAATCAAGCGTGGTCAAGGCAACATTATCCGAGAAAGTAGAACTCCGAAATACGGCTAATGCCACTAACACTGGCAAGACACGTAGTGGAAGTTCTAAACAATCCGGTGAAAATCTGCTTGAAAAGGCTAAGAAAACAGGAGAAGTACCAGAGTCCGATGAAGCCATGAATGCTTTATTGGAAGCAAGGTACAAGAAGTAATTAAAAAGGTTGCTTCTCTCCTTAAACTAAGCAGCCAACCATGCCAAATACAATAGATACAAAGGTCTACCGGGACAAATACCGACAGGCTTCTTTGGATAAATTGTTAAGAAAAGCTCTTGTTGCAAGTGCTATCTGTGAGGTTGATTATAGCGGTGCGAAGACAATTCAAAACCCCTATGGTTCTCAACCTTCAGCCACGGTTCAAGTCCTGACTGGAACATATAGCCCTGCCACTTTCACGACTACTGACGATACCCTGACCGTAAATCAGGAATTTATCGTAGCCGAGCATATCTTTGACTTCGAGGAATCTCTCACCCGATTCGACCTGTTCGCAGACCGAACTGATGAGCAGAACTTCGCAGTTGCCGCAGCGATTGATAAATACGTCTTGAACGTACTTGTCGCCAATGCGGGACAATCTTATACAGCTCCGTTTAACGGCTTCCAGACAGCAGCAAATCTACCGACAATAGTCAGTAATTTGCTTGCTAAAGTAGCAGGTTTTTCGGATATGTATAAAGGGACTTATTTGGTTCTTGAAGCTGATGATTTAACTGGTGTAATAGAACAAATGGCAGGAAGTGGATTCACGTTTGCCGATGTAGCACTTAATAACGGTTTCGTTAAAAGTTATATGGGAGTCGATTTATATGTCGTTCGCCCTGCAACTTTTGCTACATATTCGGCAGGTTCTGAATCATTCACGAATCAGGGTTATCGCCTATTCGGAGTGAAGAAGACCACCACCTACGCCGCACCTGGAGAAATCAGATTTGAAGAAAAGGGAGTATCGGGAAAGACAGGACAAGAAGTCGTGACCTATTGTTATTGCGGAGCTAAGGTATGGGCATCTAAAGCCGATTTAACAATCGCTATAAATGCTAATACATCGTCTGCATCAACATCGTTGAGTCCTTCGAAGTCACCGTCTAAATCTCCTTCACTCTCACCTTCAAAATCACCCAGCTTAAGTCCAAGCAAGAGTCCATCCTTGAGTCCGTCTATTAGTCCTTCAGTCAGTCCGTCTTAATCAATTAACATAAACTAAAATGCCAAACACAATTTCAACCAAGGTTTATCGAGACAAGTATCGACAAGCATCATTGGATACTTTGCTCCGCAAAGCCTTAATCGCAGAAGCAATCTGTGAAGTAGACAAAAGCGGTAGCAAAACTATTCAGAACCCGTATGGCTCACAGCCTACGGTAACTGTCCAAGCTTTAACCGGAACGTATGGAATCTCAACCTTCCAGACAACCGATGACACTTTGACAGTAACCTACGAAGTCGTAGTCGCAGAACACATCTTTGACTTTGAAAAAGTCATGACAAGATTTGATTTGTTTGCGGATAGAACAGACGAACAGAATTTTGCTGTCGCTGCCGCTATCGACAAGTATGTATTGAATACCCTCGTAGCAAACGCAGGACAGTCCTATACTGCTCCGTCTGGTGGATTCAGTACTGCTGCCAACCTTCCAGTTATCGTTGCGAATTTGCTCGCTAAAGTCGCTGGATTCTCCGATATGTATAAGGGAACTTATCTCGTATTGGAGTCCGATGACCTTCCGGGTGTGATTCCGCAGATGGCCACTTCGGGTTTCAGCTTTGCCGACTCCGCATTAAGGAATGGATTTATCCAATCCTACATGGGAGTTGACTTGTTTGTAGCCCGACTTGGAACATTCTTCACTGGTACTCTCGGAGATTCCTTCACAAATGAAGGTAAGAGATTATTCGGTGTAAAGAAAACGACAACCTATGCATCTCCTCTAGGCATCCGCTTTGAGGAAAAAGGTGTATCAGGCAAGACAGGTATGGAAGTAGTCACCTTTGGTTATATTGGTGCAAAAGTATGGGCTGCGAAAGCCGACCTTACAGTTGCTATCACTAACAACGGTGTATCACAGTCTATATCTACATCTAAGTCACCGAGTATCAGTCCTTCAGTAAGCCCGTCCTAAACTTTAGGATTGTGGGTTTCCTTTGGGGATTAAGTCCCCAAGGATAAACCTATAACCTAAAAACATATATGGTCTATAATTCAACTTCGGGGAAGAACGGTATTTTGCAAAACTGTGAATCACTTTCTAATTTAGGTGATGCAGGGATAACAGGTAATGCAACCTTGTTAGCCAAGTTTACCGGCTGGGTAAATGATTCATACGCAAAAGTCGCTATGGCGATTCTGACAGTAGATAAACAATGGCGATGGGACGACTCTAACTGGGGGTCTAATTCAAACCAATCTAAACCTGTCGCTACTTGCACGCTTGAAAGTGGTAAAAGAGATTATGTTTTACCCCGTGCTACAAACAGTTCAGACCGCTCAACACTTTGGAAGATTTATAAGGTAAGAGTTAGAGATACTAACGGAGATTTCTATGATTTAGAACCTTTAGGAACTGATGATGATGAGAGTGCAGATTCAGGTAGACCCACCAAATACCGGCTCTTAAACGGAACTATCCGACTTTCAGATATTCCTTTAACTGGGTCTATAACTTTAACCCAAGGACTTCAAATTTGGTTTCAAAGAGAGTTTTCACGATTCACGACTTCCTCAACGACTACTCAACCACAATTCATATCTGCCTATCACTACTTACTCGGTTTAGATGCTTCTGCAACATTTCTACTCCCGACTAATCCCGCACTAGCTGGCAGTTATATGACTTTGTTTAACGATGGGCTTGAGAAATTAAAAATGAGTTATGCCCAAAGAAATGATGACCCCAAAACAACTAAAAGATTAAATCCGAAAGTAGAAGATACGAGATAACTAAAACGCATTTAAATGCTAAGAGTATCTGCACAATCAGAAGCCAAACTATTAAATAGGTATATTACACATACCACAGTTGTTAAATTTGATGACTCTATCCCTGACCACAAATGGGACAATAATCGTCCTGTAATAAAATCAAAGAAAAATAGATACCATGTTGAATGGGATAATGTCAAAGAAGATGCCAAAGGGATTATACAAAATCCTTTTGAGTTTGCACCTCAAATTGCTTACAGTTTGGCAGCGTTTTGGTTTATCCTTCTTGGTCAGCATGAAAATGCAAGATTGATGGCTTTTGGGGGTGCTATTGCTTTTGGTTCTAAAAATAGTCCTGATGTCACGCCTGTTACTGGAGCAACTGCGGTAATTTCGGCTACAATAGATTGCACAGGTTCAAATGGAGTTTTAATCGGAGTTGCCGTGGAAGCAGGAAATGGGGTTAGTTCGTTTACTTATGCAGGAGCTGCCCTTACTGTCGGAGTAAGTACAAATGGAACGAATGACTATGGAGGACATCTCTATTACAAGATTGCACCTGCTACGGGTTCTAATACTCTGACCTACACTAATGCTGCCAACTTTGGTGTCAACTATGCTTATTTAGTAGGTATCTTCTTCACAGGAGCAGACCAAGCAACGCAATTAGACGGAACTAATACTGGAACAAGCGCTTCGGGTGTGACTTCGGGAAGTGTGGTTGTCACGACAGGTTCTAATAATTCAATCGTTGTCGGCTTATTAGCCACAAACGGAGGTAGTGGTGCGACAATCACAGCAGGACAGACACAAGTCTATGGTGGTAATGGAAATAACTTTTATCCAAGCACACAATCCTGTAATGTTCAGTACCATCAAAATGTCACAGCAGGTGCAGATACTCTAACTTGGTCTTGGAGTGGAGCTGGTGTTTATGATTCTTGGGGAATAGCAGTTAAGGAGGCGGCAGCAGGACCTTCAGTCTCTCCATCACTTTCCCCCTCGCTATCTCCATCGGTTTCTCCCTCATTGTCCCCATCTCAATCTCCATCCCTATCACCAAGTATTAGTCCTTCGGTTTCTTTATCCCCATCTATATCTCCGAGTTTTAGTCCGTCCCAAAGCCCGTCATCAAGTATCAGTCCCTCCTCGTCATTAAGCCCACCAGTTAGCCCAAGCGTCTCCCCTTCCCCAAGCCCACAAACTTGGACATACGAGGATGAGAATTTAGAATCATGACACCAGAAGAATTAAAATCACAATTAGATGCACTGAATAAACGACTGGATGAGATTCCACCTTATTTTGGTAAAAGATTTACCAATGCTTTGGCTTCGCCTAATTATAAAAAAGGAACAAGCGGATGGTATATGGCAGATAATGGAGATGTGGAGTTTGGGAGTGGAACTTTTAGGGGAACTCTTACTTCGGGAGGTGCTGGACAAGCTAGGGTCAGAATTAATGGAACAAATCAATCTTTAGAATTTATACGAACGGATGACTCGGTTGCCTTTTCCATCATCAGTGAGGCTAACAATAATATTCTAACCTTTAATGACATAACAGGTGAAACGAGGATGAGGTTTTTATTATCAGACACAGGAGATGATTTGGAACTTTTAAATGCTGGTTCTAGATTTCTATTACCTGCAGACGGAATGCTAGGATGGAATAGTGGTATAAATTTGAGTTTAGAGGCAGATAACTCTCGCAAGGGAGATGAGTGGCAACTTTCAGTAGGAATGGGGCCAGTTGTTCCAAGTTCATCTAATACAGTAACTACTAAGATACCTATTCTTGTAAACGGAGTACAGTATTTCTTATTAGCGACAACATCTAGTTCACCGAGTTCACCGAGTCCTAGTTTGTCAGCAAGTTCAAGTGTTTCGCCTTCTTCCAGCATATCCCCTTCTAAATCTCCAAGCGTTTCACCATCCTAATATGATAAACAAAATAACAAT